TGGACTTTATCGCGCTCTATGATGCGACAGATGCCAGCCAGATCGTTATAACCCGCGACCCGGCATAACATCATGGAATTGTCCAATCTGATGACTGCTGATGACCATGCGGCAGGGGCGGAGTGCAACATATTCTCCCCTGTCGATGGCAAACTCACGGATGTTTTTATCCTCGTTGCCGGTGCTGATTCCCCTGTCTGGCGTAAATCAAAGCGCAAGCAAACCACTGAGATCATGGCTGTTGCCAGATCAAAAGATACGGTTGACCTTGATTACGACAAGATGGATATAGAGGCACTGGTTGACGCAACGCTTGGCTGGCGCGGTATCGTGAAAGATGGCGAGCCGTGGGAATACAGCAAAGCAAACGCGCTTGATCTGTACAGCAAGTCGCCTGGTATTGTTTCGCAACTGTTAGACTTTATCGCTGATAAGAGAAATTTTACCAAAGGCTGATTGACGAATTTGTTACCTTTGGTCGCTGGTGTTTTTACATACACGCGCACCCTGAAGGCTCATCAATCAGCCGATACGATACGCTTAAGCAGGTCGAGAAAAGCACAGGCAAGACGCCAAAAGATTTGCAGGGCGCACCATCTGTCGGCATAGAGCATGAGGACGCGTTAAAGGCTTATAAGGCGCTGACTACGCACACATGGCAAGAGCTTGATGCTTACATGCGCTTATCTGGCAACACGCTCTCAGGCTGGGAAATAGAGGCTGTTATGACACTGGCAACGCATAGAGACGAGGTTCCAAAATGGCCACTGAAGTAGCTACCCTACAATTCAAAGCCGACACAGCGCAGCTTCAGGCGGCTATTGATGCACTTGAAAAACTAGGTATTACTGGCGTTCGTGCTGAAGATGCTGCAAAGAGAATGGGCACTCAGTTAAAAAACGCAGCTAATGACTCAATTAATCCGATCAAAAAAGTAACCGCAGGCATATCAGGTTTGCAATCTGCATTGATTGCGATTGCCGGCTCTGTTGTTGTTGGCCAAATTGTAAGCATTGCAAACCAGTTCACTGATCTTAACTCGCGACTGATTAATGCTACTGGCAGCACCGAGGCCGCTAATCAGGCGTTTAAGGCAATAACACAAACTGCTAGAGGCACATACTCAAGCATTCAGCAAACGGCGCAAGCATTCCTTTTAAACTCAATGGCGCTCAATGAGCTTGGGTTTTCTACTAAAGAGCAAATTGACCTTGCTGACGCATTAAACAACGCTCTTGTTATCAGCGGAACAAAAGGCGATCAAGCAGCGTCAGTAATGAATGCTCTGTCAAAAGCAATGGCACTTGGCAAGCTATCCGGTGATAACTTCAACACAGTTATTCAGTCAGGCGGCAGAGTCGTACAAGCGTTAGCTGATGGATTGGGTGTTACGACAACCGAGCTTAGAAGTATGGCTGCTGATGGCCTGCTGACCACTGAGGTTCTTGTAAAGTCTCTGACTGGTGAGGTCTCCACTCTGCGCCGTGAAGCAGCAGCAATGCCTGCAACTATTGCTGATGGCATGGTTCTGTTTAAAAACTCAATGTTCGGGCTGATCGGTACACTTAACGAAGTATCAGGTGTTAGCCAATCAGTCTCTGGGCTAATTGTTGGCATTGCTGACTCGGTGCAAGGCTTTACTAATCGAATCGTCACGGCAAGAGAAAGACAGCAAGAATTTAACGAAGTTTTTCAAGAGCTTTCTACCTTAACGACAACCGGCTATGTGCCAGCACTTGATGAGGCAATCAATTACGTTAACCGTTTAATTGAGTCTAAACTCGATCTGATTGATGTGAGTTTGCTGGAAAACAGGTCAATCACACAAAACCAAGAGGTGATTGACAGAGTTAATGCTCTTTATGGTGAGGCATCAAGACAGAGGCAGCGACACAATCAAGTTGTCGGTGAGCAGAACCAGTTGTCTGCAATGCTTAACGCAACACTGCGTGAAAAAGCAGGCATTGTTGAAGAAGTCACTGCAAACGAAAGCCAAAATAACAATGCAACAGAAGCGTCAATCAGCCTAGCATCACAAGTGATGGCATCAATCGCTGATGAAATTTATGCGCTTAACCTGAGTAATCGCGAGCGAGCATTACGGGCAAACTTGATCGCGCTGGGCAATGACGCATCACCGGCTGAAGTAGCGGCAATCGTTGCTGCAACAAATGCGCTTTATGATGAGCGAGATGCACTGGCAGCGTTGAATGAAGTAAAGTCAGTTCAGGAAGGCAAGCCAGGCGGCGGGAAAATAAAAAGTTTGGCAGAAACAGAGCGCGAGCAGCAGCAGGAAAGATTTGCTGAATTGCTTTTATGGAAGCAGGCAGAAGTTCGGCTTGATAACCGCGCAAACGATGCAAGGCTAGAGCGACAAAGACAGCAAACATCTCAGCTACTGGCCTTTGAAGATGTGTTGCTGCAAGGCAAAAACTCTGCACTCGGCGAAGCATATCGAATTGGCGTGAATTACGCTGATAAAGAAAAGCGCGAGACTGCTGCAAAGATTATCTCTGACAGCTACGCTGCGGCGATGGGCGCTTATAAGGCACTTTCAAGCATTCCGTTTGTTGGACCAGCATTAGGTGCTGCGGCTGCTGGCGGAATTCTGGCTGCTGGTGTTAGCTACTCTGCCAAGTCACTTGCTGGTCGTGCATTGGGCGGTCAGGTGCGCGGTGGCGAATCGTATGTTGTTGGCGAGCGTGGTCCAGAAGTTCTAACAATGGGATCAACTGGTGGCAAGATTATTCCTAACTCCGCTATTTCAAATCTTCCAGCGTCAGGAATAATAAACAACACTGCCAACGTGACGTTTTCTATCACTGCCAACGATACGCGAGGCTTTGATGAGCTATTGCTTAAGAGGCGCGGCATGATCGCCAGCTTGGTACAGTCATCACTTAATAACTTGGGCAGAAGCATATGAGTGGCACATATCCGGCAGACCCGATTGCTTCAAGGGTGCAGATTTCATCATTAAAATTTAACCTGATGTCTGAGTCATTATCAGGCAGGCGACAGGTGCGTGGAATAGGCTCTCAGCGATGGTCAATCACGGCATCTTATAACCCAATGACACGCGCAGAGTTTATGCCTGTCTACGCTTTTATCGTTGCCCAAAATGGGCAGTTTGAAACCTTCACCTTTTCGCCTCCAGTCGTTGGCTCAACATCAGGCACAGCAACCGGCACTGTCACCACAAACACCAGCGTATCAATCGGGGCAACAACTGTATCGCTGACTGGATTAACTGGCGTGTTGAAAGCAGGCGATTACATCAAGTTTGCAAACCACACAAAAATCTACATGTTGATGGCTGACAGATCAGGTGCGGGGACGGTAGCAATACAACCTCCTCTGGTTGCTGCTGTAGCCTCTGGTCAGGGCGTTACTTATAACGATGTTCCATTCACTGTGCGTCTTGATAACGACTTGCAGCAGTACTCTCTGAACGGCTTTGAGAGGTTTATTTACGAAGTGGACATGGTGGAAGCAATATGACTCGCGCTATTGATGCAGCCACTATAACGGCACTTCAGTCTGATGCGTTTAACATGGCGCATTTGATTCAGTTGGACTTTACCGCAGCAGTAAAGCTGACAGACTGGGGCAGAAACATACCTGCGCTGTCTACTACCTTCTTGAGTTCTCCGCACCTTGTCGGCATTGGTGACTCATCTGAGTCTACTGATATTCGCGTCAACTCGATTGATCTTGTTTTATCGGGTGTTGAGCAAACCTTTATTGCTTTGTTTCTGACCAACAACTACATGGATGTGCGAGCAAGAATTTGGAAAGCGGTCTTGGATTCAAGCGATGCAATAGTAGGCGATCCGTTTTTAGTGTTCGATGGCCGCATCAGCAGTTACAGCATTAGTGACGACAGCGGCACAAGTGAGATCAG